TTAGATAGCGCGTTTGCGGTAGCGGTTGAGCACTGCCAGTTCCACCAAAGTAAAACCATTAAACCCGGGCGCTTTATACATCTGGTAAGGCCCTACTTGCTCACGGACACTAATTTGTTCCGGGTTTGCGAGGATACGGGCGGCGACCATCGTGATGACTTCCTCAACTCCAGGACGATAACTATCACCACGCTTTTCACGCCCGCGGCAATACGCGCTAACAAGTGCTTGCGCTGTTGTGAGCGCTGTAGCAGCCTGGGCATGAACGTTGGGCCCTTGCGCGCCGGTAAATTCAATCAGTTTGTCTGGGGTCATGCTGTCGCTCTTTTCAGAAAGATTTCAGTCCCACCCCGGTTAGTACCAAAAGCGGAACGGTGATCCACGCTCGGACGTTCGACGCGAAAATGTTCACCACGGACAATGACTTCAGCGTCAACTTCTACTTCTTCAAAACCGGGGAGAAGTACCGATGCCTGTTGATATTCGCCATTCGTGACACCATCTTTGATAGTGCCGGTGCCTTCAGGAATGAACACGGCACCGTCAATCTCAACATTGACAACCTTGACAGGCAGCGGGTCGCCGTAACGGTCGTACCCGCCACCTTCACGGGTGACGAGCACGATTGTTTCACCAACAACGGCCATGATTAGCCCTCAGAGGTTCCAGCATCAAGAAGAAGCACAGAGTCCTTGCGCAACAGTCCGAGGTCATAGCGGGTGACAACACGAATGCCTACCTGGTCATATTCCGCATAGCGCTCGGTCAAGATGGTCACTTGTGGGTCGATGTCACGAACAACAGCAATGTCTTTGGTGTTCGCAAGGATGCCTTGACCACGCTGCAACTTGTTAGTGATGGTCACTGGAATTTCAAACAGCTTATAAGGCACACCTTCAGCAGGGCCACCAGACATGATGTAGCGACCGTCAGCATCCTTAATCTTGCGTAGCTCAAAGAAGTCAGAGCCATTGAGGATGAAGCGGTTAGGGGTGATTTCCTTCGCCGCCATAGATGCCAGCGCATCGAGGTACGGGTCGGTGTCGGTCAGTGAGATTGGTGCCGTCTGCAAACCAGGCTGATTGAGCAAACCAGTAATACCATCGTTCGCACCAGTGCCTGCCAACAGTTCATTATCGAGCTTGTTCGCCACGTCCTTAACCAGGCGCGCCTGCAAGGTCTGCGAGACACCAACAGTAGATTGGCGAATCAACTCATTAGAAGTACGGATGATCGCCTTAATGGACTTGCGCTCGGTAGGCATGAGCTTAATTTCACCAAAGGTGGCTTCACCATCATCTGGGATAAGTTCATTCTCACCAACGATGCCAGGGTCAAAACCATCTTCCAGGGTCTTAATGCGTAGTGGCTCGGATGAATTAAACACAGTTGGACCAGACTGCAACACAACAGATGCCGCTTCGAGTGGTTCAACAAGAATGCCCTTGACTTGATCTTCAATGAGCTGTGGCGCGGTAGTGGTTGAATTAACCATGAGAAAACTCCCCTTCGGAGTGTCAGAAAGTGAAAAGGGAAACAAATTTCTTTCTGGGCACTCCTCCGGGGAGTTGTCTAACCCTACTTCCAATCTCCAGGACTGGTGGGTTCAGTATAGCAATAACGTCACATATTCGTCACTACCATGGCACTAGGACCCCTGGGGTTAGCTACCACTTAAAGACTTCACTAACTGGAATTTCCTCATCAATTGGAACTAGGGTGACGTAAGGGGACACGCGTAGGTCATAGTGCCCTTTGCGGAACTTCATGCCATTAGCTTCGGCCATGCGTACAAGCATGTTCCGCAACAAAGCGACCTCTTCTTTAAGTTCTTTGATTTCATTGTCCATTAGATAAGTCCCTTCATGATGGTCAGTAGGTCAGTGGTAGGTGGCTTGGGCTTCTCACGAACACCAGCCCCAATATCACCTGAAAGACGCTGAGCACGCAGCCCCGGCTTCTTCGCCACCAGATTAGCAATCGCATCAGACAAAGCACCAGGATCATCTAAATGGTCTGGGTTGAACTCCAGGTCATCCGGGTCAGCGAGGCGACCATCCTGAGCTACCAGCGAACGGTGGAGACGCTGCTCAAGCTCTTCGGTACGCTTAGCTTTATCCCGGTACTTCGCAGACTCCTTGCGCAGCTTCTCAACGTACTTGCGGTCAAAAGCCTGCTGCTGCTCTTCGTTTTCGCCGTCCTGCGAATCCGGTTGCTCATCGACAGCATCCACCGGCTCCTGTTCCTGGACCTCCGGGTTGCTTTCATCCACCTGAGAATCAGGGTTAACTTCTTCAACCTGAGTGTTATCAATATCCATGACTAGATTTCCTCTCCTGCACCCACCAGGCGGCGGGCATCATCTTCAGTGATCACTTCTTCATTGCGTAGCTTGGACGCGGCATCAGCTTCTTGGGCAATGGAACGAGTAGCGGTGTCCTCCCACTCCAAATTGACTGTTACGCGGTTAGGCGGTACGCCCTGAGCAATAGCGACCAGCAACCTGATTGCCCACTCCAAAGGACGATTAATCACCTTCAGGCGGTCCTTCGCACTGTCAGACAAAGACACCTCCGATGCCCTTAATGCTTCAGCGGTGGAAGGGTTAGCCGTCGTGATACCCACCATGTGGGCGGGTAGTGACGTCACTGCCATGATCTGCTGAACAATGATGTCCACCGCGGTCTGATAGCCCTTCAAATCAGCACCAGGTAGCTGACCAAACTTCGCTTCAGCCTGCTCACTCAGCCACATGTCATCTGAGTCTTTAAACGGCGACTTCACCCCCGGCGCATCATCCAAAAATTCCGGTTCGTCATCATCGACAGAAAAACCTTCATCGGCAATGAACCCGCCTTCTTCGTCATCTTCCAGCACAACACCAGTAGCAAAACGCTTCGGCTTCGACGTAGCTTCACTAGCGACCATCATGTCAACAATCAACTTATTGAGCGCATCAACCAACGGCGCTAAATCATCAATGACACTGCCACCAACATGATCACCCACCCGCTCAATATTGATCAGCGGCACCACCGGCACCACTCCGAGCGGATTATCCACCGCGGACCGAAAAGACAGCTTCCCCTGAGTCGCATCACGAGTGAGATGCACAATCCGGCTACGGGTGTAATGCACAACATGCTCTTGTGTGACCACGCCGTTAGCATCCACCGCCTGCCAGCGCTTCACAGCTTCAACCACACTATTAGTAATCGGATCACGCTCCACGGCCATGTGCCGAGCGGACTCACCTGTGACCACTGGGCGGCCAAACTCATCGACCCACACCAACAGATAAGCAGACCCCAATCCGAGCACTTCCATCAGGATTGACTGCAAAGTCATGGGAAGGTCAGCATCTTGGACCAGGCGCTGAGCTTCAGCAGACACATCACGCCCATCAACCGCCGCGGCAACATTGCGCAACCGGATACGGTTAGCGACCGAGCGCACAGCAACCTTCGCAAGGTTGGAATTAAACCGCATCAGCTTCTCATCCACCTTGTCGGACATAAACCGCAACGGCTGCGAACCCGTCAAATACATATCCCGATACGACACCACCGGCTGAGCATTATCCAGCCGCTGCAACAAACTTGAAACAGTCATCGTTTATAACTCCCATTCTTTCTACGAACTTTCTTACTTCCCAACCAAAACGCACGCCCATACGCCATGACAGCGGCGACAGCGGCATCAATATGTTGTTCTTTCGTCGGTTTACCCAACTTGAACCCCCGTCCTGTTTCCACCAACTGAGCATTAAGCATGTGCTTGGACAGCCGCGGGTCACCATCATGAGTGAGCTTTTCGTCCAGGGCCGCGGCACGAAACTCAGCAAGCGCCGGCGACATACGCCCCGCCGATTGTGAAAACTTCGTCACCGGCAAACCTTCCTCCGAAAGCACCTGCAAACTTCGCTGCCACAAATACGGATCCGCCGTCACCTCACGTACCCGATACAGCGCGGCCAGCTCCAGGACACGAGCTTCAACCTCCGCGTGCGAGACTTCAAAATCTTCATCACCATCACCAAACCAAAAACCAGCAATCTGGATATGTGGCTTCGCAGACACACTGGCAATCGTCAACACCGTGGCATCGTGCCGCTGCGAACCATCGAGCGCTAACACCACCGGCGACTTATAAGGAATATCCACACCCTTGCGAGCGCACTTCTTCCAGGCATCAGCAGGCATGAAAGACTCACCCGACTGAGTAATCCAAATACCCATGCGAGCACGTTTCCACTCAGCTTCAGACGTTTTAGGCGGCATCTGAGCCTTCACCGTGGCTTCATCCAAGAAGTCGCCCATAGCAGGATTAGCGGCACGTATCGCATCCCAATCATCAATCGCAGCATCATTAGGCGCGCCATACTCCACCAGCGACACAGTCTCATCACCAGCACGCGCTGACTGCACCAAATCATAAAACGGCGACCGGTCACGCATACGCGGGGTAGAAGGCGTGCCAATACCCACCAACTTTGAACCGGCACGCTTCAAAGACAACAAGGTTGCTTCAAAAACATCGCGGTCAGTAAAGCCCATCTCATCGACAATCGCAAGGGTGAGATCTTCGCCTTCGACCGCTGACTGTTCCGATGCGACAGCAAGCATTGTTGAATCGGTGGAAGGCAGCTCCAGGCGCTCCTTGTACACATGGATCCGTTCACTGAGATCATCAGACAGTTCCACCATACGGGCGGCAGTGCGCAACAAGCGGCGGGCGGACAAATCATTCTGAGCAACCACCAACACGCGCTGACCTTCGCCACCAAAGATGAGGAAGTATAAAGCAAGCGCGGCAATCAACCCAGACTTACCATTACCACGGGGCAAAACAAGAAGATGAATCTTCGAGCTTTTTTCAAACACATCACGCACAGCTTCAAGCTGCCAGTCGCGAATGATAAAAGGTCTACCCGCTCCCTGACCTTTCGGCACCTTCAGATAGCGCTTGCAAAACAACCTGAAATGCTCCAAGGTGCCCACCTTTGCGCGGGACTTCCACACCAGCGGGTCCAGCGTCGCCGGTCCCTTCGGGCCACGTTTCACAATCGTCACTCCAATCAAGTGAATGTATAAACACACACTAACATGCATAGAATTAATACGGAATAAGAGTTGGCATTGGGAGGGGTCGAGGTCAGGGCGGTTTAGGGGCCCTTCCCCTATGCATAATATACATTCTTACGGCGTTTCTATTCATACTGCACCCTTTATGCCATCGGGGAGCTTCGAGGGCTTAGATTGGCTTCTAGCGTGTTTGCCGCGTGCTGCGCCGCGCTTGCGGTTGCAGGTTCCGCACACAACATCAACGTCTTTGAGCCTGATTGGCAAACCGCGCTCATGTCGTCGCCACGCCTCGGGCGTGTGGTCTGCTTGTAGGTCTGTCTTGGAGCCACAGTCGGAACAGAATGGTTGGAGTTGCCTAGCGCGTTCCGAGAGTCTTTTCCATGCTCCTGTGTAGCCGCGTGCGGTGGTGGACTTCTTGACCTGGACGCGGCCGCGCTGCCTTGCTGTCTCATGCTTGGTCGAACAGGAAGGACAGCGGGTGTCATCGGTGACTTCGCCGCAGTCGATGCACGGGGTTTTAAGCTTCACGGCTGACCTCTTCGGCGGCATCGACTAGACGGTCAGCGAGACTGATTGCTTCAGCTGGGCTGAGGTAGTAGCGGTCATGTCCAATGAACAAGCCGACGTAGGTAATTTTGCCGCGCTTGCCACGTTTTCTAACCACCACTGGCGGCTTCAGGTCGTGGACTGTTGAACGCATCATGCTGCTTCTTCTTTCTTGGATTGGTTGAGTAGGTAGCGGCCATTACTGTCGAGTCGGACCGCACCCTGGACGATGAGCTGGTCTAATATTTCTTCCACTTGGTCACGTTGGTCTTGCTTAACTGAACCTTGGATTGTCTTTAGGCTCATGGCATATTCGGGGCTGAGAGACTCCAACACCTGTTGATGGAATCCAGTAGGGACAGTAGGGACATGGTTCTCTTGCGCGTGTCCCTTGTGTCCCTGCTGGGCATTTACCCCAGTTGGGACATTGCGTTTTTGCAGGTCATCGACAGTAGGGACAGTAGGGACATGCATAAGGGACACAGTGTCCCCAGTGTCCCTACTGAAGGGGCTAGGGATAGACCACTCAGCTTCACGCGGGAAGGTGTCGGTGTATTGCCCTTGCACGCCACCAATCTTCTTGTAGGCACGCTGGACAGTCTTAGCGACCTTGTATCCCACCTTGCGAGCATCATCTAGGACCACCTTCCTGCGGGTTGGCCCAGACTGTGCGAGATAGTCCCTCAGCCACACTTCACAATCCGTAAAGTCGTCTTGGTCATCGTGAGTGACAAGAAGGTCGGATGCAGAGCGGTCTGTCTCATCTCCCCATACCAGGCGGCCAACTTCAGTAGTTTCACCATCATCGGTAGGAACAGATACGGACTCAATACGCGCTTCACGTGATATTTGCTTTGGCGCGAGGTTTCCTTTGGTGTTGGTAACAACAAGGGTGCCTTCATCATCGGCTGCCACTGATAGGACAGAGCGGGCAATTTGGCTCCATGCGATTGAACCCAGGATGAGCTTGCCAGAGTCAGCAGACTCACGTTTACCAAAGTGGACCAGCCCTAAGACAACTATTCCTAGGCGGTCGCACATTGCTGCGAGCGGCTCCAGGAACTGCCTAACGTGGTCGTCTTTGTATCCATCGAGTCCTGCGAACATGGCTGATTTAGCGGCATCGAGGATGACCAACTTGACCTTGTGTTCTTCGAGCGCGTCAGCGAGAATATCCGTGTCACCGGGGAGACTGAGTGCACCTTCACGGCCTTCTTCTGTAGTAACTTTCAGCAGAAGGGCACGCTCGAGGTCTGCACCCGCTGCCTGAAGTCGGGGCTTCACCGTGAGAGAAAGTGAATCTTCAGTAGCGACGTAGGCAACATTCATTGGCGTGCCTGTGAGTTCACCAGTGGTTGCTTGCGCGGCAATATCGCAGGCAATGGTGGACTTGCCTAAACCTTCACGCCCTGCGAGCAACGTGATTGAGTTGAGGGGGATCCAGTTGGGCATGAGCCACTCCAGGCGCTCGGTCTTAACGGTCGATGCCTGGAAAAGCTCAATCTTCCTGCGCGGGGGTTCTTTGGCTTCAATTGCTTCCAGCTCATGAATTTCTTTACCCGCGGCAACGTGATCGGATAGGTCTTTACCAACGAGCGCTTTGGTGACCACGATGTCTTTGGGCGGGGTGTCCATGGACTTGAAGTAGTCGAGTAGTTTCTTGGTGCGCTTTTCGCCGGGCTTGTCGTCGTCCTGGACGATGACCACGTCACGCCCTGCCAGTGGTGACCAGTCAGCAGACTTAGGGTTATTGCTGGCACCACCAACCTGCGAGACAGCAGCGACCCCACAAACGTTTATGGCAGTGTTAACGTCCTTCTCACCTTCGACTACATAAACGGGTTGGCCATCTTGGAGTGAGTCGATGCCGTATAGGGTGGTGAGCTTGCCCTTGCACTCAGAACATTTGGTTGGCCTCACGCCATGCTTGCAAAGCTGGCTGAAGTATTTGTCAGGGGATCGGCTGACAGTAAAACCGTCAGAGTAGCGGTAAGTGGACCCGCGGGGATTATCGTAGAGGTCGCGCTTTTCAAGTCCAAGGTCTGCGAGCACCTGGTCAGTTTCACCATTGAAGCAATGAATTAGGGTCAGCTCCCCGTTGTAGGTGATTGAGGTTCCAAAGTCGCCTGGTTCATGGCCTGGTGTTTGAAAGTTTGCTTTCACCCCGGCGGCTGTTTCTTTCCATTGCAGCCCCGCTGCTTCTACTGCATCACGCAGGCGTTCGAAAGAATTCACTGTTTATCTACCCCCGCGGCCTGTATGGGTGTTATTGTTGTGCATAGAAGAACCACCATCCTCTTCATCCACCCCCGGGCTCATCCTCCGGGGGTTCCTCATATCTTGAGGTTGTGCCACTGCCTGGTCATGAACCAGCGGAACCTGAAAGTTCAGCAGGGCGGTTGAGCTAGAAGCTCAAATTTGCTAGTAAATCTTCGGCATCTGCGACGAGAATCTGGTCTGCTTCTTCAAGAAGTTCAGTAACGGTCATAAGGTCTTGCCTTCCCGCTGTGCTTTGAGCAGCTTTTTGCGGCGGCGGGCTTCTTCACGTTGCTCACGACGGCGCGCCATACGGCGCTTTTTGCCTGAGGCCCTGTTGAACTTCCACGTACCTCCAACTACGTCATCATGGCTAGACATCGTTTACTATCTCCTCTTCCAGGGCCCTGAGGTCATAGCAGGCTTGGCAGAAGGCGTGGCTGGGAACTTGCTTAACTGCTGCCCTGCTTGACTTTTGGACTGCTTTGGGGAGTGCAATGCGTTTCCCGCAAAGGCTGCGCAGCACATGGTCGTTACCACGGCGAACCTCATGGGTGTTGATGATGATGTGGAATACCAGCGGTTTACCGGAGGTAGTGCGGGGTGTAGAATCAGTTTGAGAGCCGGTCGAAAGCTCATTGCCCTTGTTGATGCTTGCAACGTCAACGGGGGCTTTTTTATTGATGGTCATGGTGGTTTCTCCTTTTCGCATTACGCAACCGCCTTAGGTTCATCGTCGGTTGGCAGTTCGTCCAGGCCGATGAGGTCTAGAAGTGGCTTGGTGGGGATGACGTAGCGGCCACCAATCTGAATGACCTTTACGGGGAACTTTCCATCGCGAACGGCTGCGTAAGCGGATGATGCTGAGATTCCCAACAGTTCAGCGGCAACGGGAATTGTGATTGTTGGAGGGTAGGGCATGTCTTTTCTCCATTCGATGTACAGTAATTAGCAACACTCAATTGGAATATATCCAACCATGTGTTGCCAATGATTGTATGTGAATGTACTCGCATTGGCAACACATAGTTGGACGTGCTGGAAAGTTGCAGGTAAAACGATGGACGCGCGGCAAAAGAACGATCTCGCGGCAGAAAACTTGAAATCACTCCGTAGCCAACATGGACTGTCCCGCGACAGGGTGATCGCCCTTCTCAACGAGCGGGGGATATCCCTTCATGTCAACAGCTTGCGAAGAATCGAAGAAGGCGAACAACCGCTTAAACTTCAGGAAGTAGTTGCCTTCTCGGACATCTACGGATTAACCATTGATGAATTGATCAACTCTCCACTGGCATGGCCCGAAACTAATTTTGCGTTTGAAAAAAGAGACGGGGAAGCAAAGCTGGAGGACATAGTTGATGCGGTTTGGAGGTTTGCCTACAACCTTCAGGGGATTAATGCGACACTGCACCAGTTTTCCGACGAGTACGCATCCAACAGCTACTTTCGAGAACTTGAATCCAACTTCCTGCCTTGGCTAACAGTGGTGCGCGAAATAAGGCAATCCCTCAAAAACACGGGTGCTGACCTCAGTCTCTTAGATGAAACACTTACTGAACTTAAGGCCAATGCCTATGGCTCGCGGTAGGCCAGCTTTACCGCTCGGTACACATGGCGATATTTGGTTTGAACCCCTGAAGTCTGGCAAGACCAGGGCGCGCACATGGCTCAAGCTCATGAACGGTGAGACTGTCATGGTCCAGGCGACTTCCACTTCAGAGAATAAAGCGAAGAACCTTCTCAAAGAACGGTGTCAGGAACGTTTGGGCGGCTCGGATACCGGTCACCTGAAGGTAACCAGTCCTATCAGCGCGCTCATGGAACACTGGTATCAAACCACCGGCGATAGGCGACCGCAATCACGTGACCGATACCGGTCAGCAATTGATATACACATTGTTCCCGGCTTCGGAAAAATGAGAATCAATCAGGTCACGCCCTGGTTTCTTCAAGAGTGGATCAATGCTCAATCGCCGGGCACCATAGGCACCACGTACACGGTTCTCAACCAATCTTTCAGAATGGCAGTTCGCTACGGACTGATAAGCGCCAACCCGCTTGCCGCTGTTGATAAACCTAAGTCTCAATCCAAAGAGGTGCGGGCGCTCCAGGGCGACGAGATCCAAGAATTCCGTGACCTCATGAAAGCAAGCGGCAATGAAACACTTATCGATGTCACTAACTTCAGTCTTTCGACTGGACTTCGAGCGGGGGAAGTGCTCGGCATTAAGTGGACTGATATTGACATGAGCGCGGACATTCCCACGTTGCGGTTAAGTGGTCAGGTCACCTATTCCAAAGAGAAGGGTCATATCAGGCAAGATGAAGGTAAGTCCGCTTCAGCTAAACGCCCGATTCAGTTACCGGGGATTGCTCAAGAGATTATTGCGCGGCGGCGCGAAAAATATGGCGACCTAGAAATGGTGTTCCCTTCAGGTGCCGGCACCTACATTTGGGAGAACAATTTCAACCGCTGGTTGAGAGAAGCTAGGGGAGAGCGTTTCAAGTGGGTAACAATCCACACGTTGCGCAAAACGTTTTCATCCATCGTTGCGGATGCACTTGGACCGCATAAGGCAGCGGATGTTCTCGGACACTCAGATAGTCGATTAACTGAGAAGGTCTACTATGAGCGCAACCGGTCAGGTGTTGCTATCGGTCATGTGATTGATGGGGCGTTAAGCCCACAAAAAGCCCACAAATAA